TAGATATTATTCAAGAAAAAGAATTACCACTTATACCCATTAGATCAAAAAGTAATGGACTTCATTTATATTTATTTACAAAAGAATTTGTACAAGCAAAAGAAATAAAAAGTTTTTTAGAACAAGTTTTATTTTTATTTAAACTACCAATCACCACAGAAGTATTTCCTAAGCAAACTAAACTAGGAACAAATACAGATGGGGATAAAATAAATGGTAACTTTATCAATCTACCTTATTTCAATAAAGATGAAAGATGTGCATTAGATCCTTCAGGTAATGAAATGTCTTTTGAATTATTTTTAAATTGTATTGAATTAAATACAATGACTGCTGGGAAACTAAAAGAAATATCAGATAACATAATTAAAAGTGAATTAACAGGTGGTGCAGAAGAATTTAAAGATGGTCCACCATGTTTAGAAATATTATCAAAAGAAAAAATGACAGATGGTAGAGATAGATTTTTATATAACTACATGGTCTTTGCTAAGAAAAAATATCCTGATAACTGGGGTAAAATGGTTTTAAAAGCAGGAAGAAATTATTTTGAGTTTGATGAGATATGGACGGATGATCATATTGAAAAGAAAATAAAACATTGGGAAAAACAAAATAAAGGTTATGGTTGCACTGATGATTTATTAGCACCAGTATGTATTAAATCAGAATGTATAAAAAGAAAATTTGGAATTATATCTGATAGAAAAATAAGTTGGCCACGATTAACAAATTTAGTTAAAGTAGATTTTAAACCTGATCCTGAATATTATTTTGATGTAGAAAGAGACGATGGACAAACAGTATCTGTACATGCAAGAAATAAAAATGAAATAAAAGATCAACAAGAATTAAGAGGATTAATCATGGCGCAAGCAGATGAATTACCTCCACCAATCAAAGCATTAGAATTTTATGAAATTATAAAAGCATTGTTAGCAACTCAAGATACAGTGCAACCGGCTCCAGGGACCACGCCTATGGAGATATTAAAGAAACATTTAAAGTTTTATATACACAATACAAATGCAACAACACACAATTCATTTAAAAGTGGTAATGTATTGAAAGATGAAACATATGCATACTTTGTGTTTGATGAATTTTATAATGACTTAAAAGATAATGAATGGAGAAAAGATGCATCAAGAACTTCTCACATGATTATAAAAATGTTTGAGAAAGAAAAAGAACATCTTCCTAAACCACAGTTTGGTAAAAAGAAAAGATTTCCAGGTAGAGATAAGAAAACGGATAAACCATATCCAGGTGTAAATGGTTGTGCAATGATACCATTATATTTATTTGAATTAGAAAAAGATGATGCAGATGTAATTCAAATTGCAGATTATAAAAAGAAAGAAGAAATTGTATAATGATTTACAAATACTTTGGTCCTCCAGGTACAGGTAAAACACATAGACTTATAAGTAGAGCTAAAGCTTATATTAGAATGGGCACACCATTAGATAATATTGGTTATTTTGCATTTACTAAAAAGGCTGCAGCTGTAGCTAAAGATAGAATGCCAGTAGACTCAGAAAAATTAAGATATTTTAGAACTCTACATTCATTTGCATATGAACAATTAGAATTAACAGATGCTATGGTTATGCAACCAGAAGATTATGTAAAGATAGGTAAAGAAGTAGACATTAAAGTAAAACATTATGACAAATATAATAAAGAAGAAATATTTTATCTAAACATAGATAGTCCATATTTTAAAATGATTGGTAGAGCTATGAATAGAGATACAGATATTGAAGAAGAATTAGGTAGAAATGAACATAACAAAAAAGAAATAAAACCTTGGATATTAAAAAATTTAAATGCCAATTTAAAAGAATATAAAAGAGTTACAGGTAAGTTAGATTTTAATGATATGATAAAAAGATTAGTTGATAAACCTAATTTACCAAAATTTAAAACTATATTTATTGATGAAGCTCAAGATTTATCTCCATTACAATGGCAGTTATTTGATAAATTAAAAGAAAACTCTGAAGATATGTATCTTGCAGGGGATGATGACCAAGCTATATTTGCATGGGCAGGAGCAGATGTAGATAGATTTATAGAAGAACCAGGTAAAGAAAGAGTATTAAAATATTCAAAAAGAATATCAAAAGCAGTTCAAGAAACATCGGAATTACCATTAGAAAAGATAAGAGGATTAAGAAAAGAAAAAATTTATTATCCAAGAAATTATCAAGGTGAATCACTTAGAATAAATAATCTAGAACAAATAGATTTATATGAAGGTAAATATTTAATACTGACTAGAACTATTAATAGGTTAGTAGAAATGACAAAAGAATTAAGAAAAAGAAATTTATATTATCAAACTAATAAAGGTAAAAGTTTTCCAGTAAGATTGTACAAAGCATCTATTATGTATAATTCATGGTGTAGAGGTATAGAGTTAGCAGATAAAGAAATAAAAGATGTAACAGAATTTATTGGAAAACCTAAAAATGAATGGAATAATAATGTGGTTTGGTATGATGCATTTGAAGAATCAAAATTATCTGACAGAGAATATATAAAATCCATGATGGATTACGGAGAAAATTTAGATGAAAATGCAAGAATATATGTATCAACAATTCATGCAGCTAAAGGTGGAGAAGAAGATAATGTAATTCTTTGTTTAGATTTAGGAAGAACAATTAAAAAGTCTGTAAAGAAAAGTGATAGTAAAAATGATGAAGAACATAGAGTTTGGTATGTGGGATCAACACGTGCAAGAAATAATTTATACATGTTAAAAGCAAACAAAAGAAAAAATGAATACAAGTTTTAAAGAATTATACTTAAAGTATAAACAGAACGGGATAGAGAAAATTCCTAACGGTGTGTGGCAGCATCGTAAAGTTAATTTGGCTTCTCGACTCCCTATTCAATCATACTCGGTCAAATTAACATCTGCCACAGATAAAGGATAAAATGAAAACACTAACAAGAGATATAATGATTACATTTATATTAACATACTACATAATAAACATAATGGAGGTACTAAAATAATGACAGATAAAGATATGTTTGATGGAGCATTTCCACAAAATAAACAAATAGGCGGGAGTCACTACAAAGACTTTCACATTCAACCTTATGAATTTATTTCTAAGAATGACCTTTCTTTTTTTCAAGGAAATGTTATTAAGTATGTGTGTCGTTACATGAATAAGAATGGCATACAAGATTTAGAGAAAGTAATTCATTATTGTGAATTAGAAATTAAAAAGATGAAAGATATGAAAAGGAAAAAATAATGTTAATGCCAACTACAGAATGGGTAGCACCTAAAGAATTTCCTGATTTAAGATCAGCAGAAGAAATAGCAATTGACTTAGAGACAAGAGATCCTGATTTAAAAACAAAAGGATCAGGTTCTATTGTTGGTAATGGTGAAGTCGTAGGTATAGCTGTAGCTGTAGATGGATATAAAAATTATTTTCCAATAGCTCATGGTGAAGGTCCAAACATGGACAGAGATAAAGTTTTAAGATGGTTTAAAGATATTTGTGAATCACCTGCTACAAAAATATTTCATAATGCAATGTATGACGTATGTTGGATACATAATTTAGGTATAAAAATCAATGGTTTAATTATAGATACTATGATTGCAGCATCTATAATAGATGAAAATAGATACAACTATACGTTGAATGCATTATCATGGGTATATTTAAATAAAGGTAAGAATGAATCTCTACTAAACAAAGCAGCTAAAGAAAGAGGATTAGATCCTAAAGCTGATATGTGGAAATTACCTGCAAGTGAAGTAGGTGCATATGCAGAAGAAGATGCAGCATTAACTTTAGAACTTTGGAATCATTTAAAAAGAATTATTGTTGAAGAAGATTTACAAGATATATTTAATCTCGAAACTGATCTTTTTCCTTGTCTAGTCGATATGCGTCACCTAGGGGTGCGGGTAGATACAGAAAAAGCCGATCAATTAAAAACAGCACTGGCAGTAAAAGAACAAAACTTATTGCAACAAATAAAAATAGAAACAGGCCTAGAACCTCAGATATGGGCTGCAAGATCCATTGCGAAAGTTTTCGATAAATTAAATTTACCTTATGACGTAACTGAAAAAACAAAGTCTCCATCATTTACAAAAAATTTTATTTCTAATCATAATCATCCTGTAGTTCGTATGATAGCAGAAGCTAGGAAAATAAACAAGGTCAGTACAACATTTATTGATACTATTTTAGAACATGAACATAATGGTAGAATTCATGCAGATATAAATCAAATACGATCTGATGATGGTGGTACAGTTACAGGACGATTTAGCTATGCTAATCCAAACCTACAACAAATACCTGCCAGGGATCCGGACACAGGGCCATTAATCAGAAGTTTATTTATACCTGAAGAAGGTTGTAAGTGGGGAACATTTGATTACTCGCAACAGGAACCAAGATTAGTTACTCACTATGGTATACGATTTGAATATGAATCAGCTAAGATAATTGCAGACTCATATGAAAATGATCCTAATACAGACTTTCATAAGTTAGTAGCAGAACTTGCAAACATAGATAGAAAAGAAGCTAAGACAATTAATTTAGGTTTATTCTATGGTATGGGTAAAGGTAAGTTAATGAATGAATTAGATTTAACAAAAGATAAAGCTGAAGAATTATTTGCTAAGTATCATAGCACTGTACCTTTTGTAAAACAATTGACTAATGGTGTAATGGCTGCAGCTCAACAAAGAGGTAAAATAAAAACTATTTTGGGTAGACGTTGTAGATTTCCAAAGTATGAACCCATACTAAGAGGTTCAGATTGGGGTACATTTGTACCTGCAGAAGATCATGAAACAATGTTAGAGTTAAAACAAATGGGACCATATTTATTAGATGATGATGGTAATCAAATAAAAGATAAAGATGGTAAACCACAAAAAAATTATTGGCATAACAATGGTCACAGAAGAGCATTTACTTACAAAGCATTAAATAAATTAATACAAGGTAGTGCTGCAGACATGACTAAAAAAGCTATGGTTGATTTATACAAAGAAGGTTTAATAGGTCATATACAAATACATGATGAATTAGATTTTTCTATTGAATCTGAAGCACAAGCTGATAAAATAAAACAAATAATGGAACAAGCAGTAGAACTAAAAGTTCCTAATAAAGTTGATTACGAATCTGGTCCTAACTGGGGCGAAATTAAATAATATGAGGAACTTATGGCATATCTTAACGCGAATATACCACCAATTTACTGCAAAATACGTAGGGAGTATCTTTATGATATGGATGAAAAATATAAGAAAGATAGCCGTGACTGCGTTATCTTTGGTGTTAGCTCTATTTCAGGTCGTGCACTCTTATTTAATATCATGTTACCCAATGGTGCGTGCTATTGGAGATTGCCTATCTCAGCGTTTTTCCAAAAACATCTTTCTAGATCCGAAGTGCCAGATATGCAAGTTGACGAGTTACAGTTGTGGAACTGTTTTAGCTATTATCCTAGCGTGCATTGCTTTGATTGGTTGGCTGGTATAGATGGAAAATTTTTAGGTAAAGATAAAAAATTCTACAAAGGTCAATACTTATTTACTATTGACTGGGCACATCCAGACACTAATATATTAAACGTTGAGCATTCTGAGATTCCACAAGAACATAAGTGTGCTCACATAATGCAATTAGAAAACGGCAACT